GCTGATCGATCTTTGATAATGGTTCAGGAGATTGGCGAACGACTCGACGATTGATCTTTTTGCGTTTGATAGGTTTTCGTGTGTTCGCCATAATTAAAATTATCGCTTACTGATTAAGACAAACAGATCATCGACACGCTGTTCAAGTCGATTAATCTGATCTTTAATTGATGAGCCTCCATTTGGTTTTAACTCATTTAGGTAAGACTTAATAACCCAGCGCAGACCCACTAACAAACTTGTTGATATGGCGGATACGCCAACGGCGATACCAACCCATTCGTTGGCTGTCATTTCGCATTAATTCCATAATCAACTTCTTTACCAGACTTTGGATCTAATGCCTTAGCAATAGGTGCTACCAATGCTCCAGCCAAGATTGCAAACTCTGGGCGGATGTCAGCCACGATTGCCAAAAGGACAGTAATGCCGGAAGCAGCCACAGCTCTCAAATATGACTTAATTGCAGCCTTGTGTTTATTAGATAGTTTCATGCGTTGCCTCCTAGTAGTGGGATATTAAAGAACTCTCCTGATTGTTTTGGATGGAATGAAATATGAATGTGCTTCGTGTGAGGGTTTATACCTTTGTATCTACGCCAACGCCAGTTCAATAGTTTGCTGGCAATATGATGATTGTGAATTACATATTTGATCCGCTTATCTGTTTTGCCAGCAATGCGTATTTGATCGGCTAAGTAAGCAGATATGCCTTCGGCTTGACCTAGATCAGCTGTAATGTCGATAGCACAAACTTCACCCGAAGGTAAAGCGTTATGATCCGAAACCTTTGATCGCATTTGATGCTGTGCCGAGGCTATCCAACCATCCGATTTCCTAGATCTATCGGGAAAGCAGTCATCAATTTGCTCCCGTAATTGAACAGCTGCTTTAGATAGGTAAGGCTTCATTACAAGCCTAGAGCCGTCAGATCCTCAACAGTTAAACCAAGAGCAGCAAGTTTAGCCTGTGCGGTTGCTTTGGCTGATGCTTTATTGATTTCAGCATTTGCCTCATCAGTTTTAATTGTTTTAATTGCATCATCAATTTGTTTTTTAGTTGGCGCATTGCCTTCTAAAACAATCCAGTCAATAGTTGAATAGTCATCTTCTTTGAATGTAAATTCAGCAGTTGGTTTTAACTTTTTAATTGCCTTTGCTAAATAGTCGCTCATTATGCACCAATTTCCATAAGTGTAATTGTGGATTTTTTGCTTCCAGTTTGCCAAACCGCAGTCTGAGAACCTCTGGTAGCACTTTGCGTTTTATATGTAGTTGCAGAAGTAGTTGCAGGGCTGTCTAAATAAACCATACTGTCAATCCAATGTAATTCCATACTTGATGCCGATAAAAACCAAGCCGTATAATCTGTTGGGTCTTGCTGAAATACTGAAGTTGCACCACGCATAATTCTAGAACTTACACCGCTATTAGTTGCACTTGAAATTTTGCCAGAATTGTGAGAAATAACTAATATTTTGCTTGATGCTGATGATGGTGTAATAGATAATGAAATGCCTGTGTCTGTGTAAGTAGTTGTTGCGATAGTTGTTGAAGTTGAATACTCAGCAAAAACAACTTGCAACACTTTTCCTCCACCAGCGGGAGCAGCCCAAGTTGGCACACCGCCTGAAACTGTGAGGACATTTCCTGTGCTGCCAATTCCAAGTCTTGTGTTTGTGTTGGCAGTTGATGAACGATATTCAATGTCGCCAAGAGTTGTAGATGGATTTAGGTTTTTTGTAGTTGTATCAACAGAAGTGCCAAGTGATCGGATTGCAGATGCGCCATCCTTAACTAAAGCTGTATCGTCTGGAGTAGTCCAGCCGTAATTGGTAGTAGTTGCCATTTTTCTCCTATTATCAGGCTACGATTGTAGCGTATTCCCATGTCAAAGTATTGCTTAAAGTGTTCCAAGCCTCGCCGATTGGCACAGAATTCCATCTCATAGCCACTTGGCTAAAGCTGACCGGTGATAGGTTTATGGTCAGGAATAACTCATTGAAGCGAGTGCTCCAACGCCATCCTTCAACATAACCTGAAAACTCGCCATTGTTTATCTGCGTTGGTAGATCTGCAATGTTTAAGGGCATTCCCATGAATACATTTAATAAGTTATCTCGATCTGAGTTATCAATCTCTGGATTTGTAATTGGGAAAATAATGCTGTCAAAAATAGGTTGTGGAAAGGCTCGAAGGCTAATGTATCGATCAGCCACTTCTTGAGCATTTACCGCTGAATGGATTACCGATTGAATACTTTCAGACTTGTAGCCATAAAGGGCAATTGAGGAAGCGGATGTTGCAGTTTTTTGAGAACCAAAATTATTGCCATAATTGATAAAGATGTCATTGCGAATATCAGCTGCTTTTGTAGTTGTGCGCAATCCCGAACCAATTGCATTGTTGGCAGATAGATCAACATAACCATTGGCTATCAAATAGGTTTGGCGGTGGTCAGCATCGGCGTATCCAATGTTTCCTTCATTGTCCTCATATATGTATCCAAATGCGCTGTTCGCAATTTGAGAAGCAATGTTATAAACAGTATCAGGAGAAGCATCTCGATTTTCCATTGTGTAAAGCCCCGGCTGATCGATCTCACCTAATCCAAGATTTAATGCAGTAGCCCAAGTTTCAGTTGCAGAATATCCTGCCCAAGTAGAAGCTGCTGGCACATCATTCCAAGCCCCAAGCAATACGCTTGAAAGTAAATCATAAATCTGATTGCCGTCCTCATCTTGAGATATTGTTGCATTGTAGATTTCTTTTGCTAATTTAACCAAAGATCCCATTGCAAGAATGGTGTATTCAACAACAGTTGCAATTGAACCAGTTGCGCCAACTTCAACAGTAATGTCAGTAATATCCCCACCAAATAGATTTACATAAGATCCTGCGCTGTTTTTAACTTGCAAACTTAAACTGTCATTTATGTCAAATGGAAAGGTTTGTCCAGACAAAGCCAAAATTGTGCATTGCAGATAAGATGGGTTCGGTTGGGTATAAATATCATCTCGACCTGCTTGATGAGTTATGTCGCTGATTGTTAAATTTGTGTATTCAGTTCCTGCAACAGTCAGTTTCCAGTCTGGTGTCCAAACTGTCATCAGTTGCCTTTGATGCCGTTATTGTAGAGCTGTGGAACTGATCTTGATGCGCTTTGATTTAATACCTTTGCAACGGCTCTTGCAGCACCTTCACTATCGATTGCGGATACGGAAATGTTGTATGTATTTCCACCTGCTTGACCAAATGGAGTTCCAGTTGCGCTTTGTGGCACTCCTGAAATTTGAGCCGATGGTGCAATGTTGCTAATAGATCCAATATCTGCTCCGGGTTTAATCAAATTAATCACTTTGATGCTTTCATTAGCAAGGCTTATAATTAAACCAATTGCTTCTCTAAGGAATGTAATAAATCCTTGAATGATGCCAGCAACAGTAGCAATGCTTTTGCCTAAACTTTCAGCACTTCTTTGGCTTTTTTGTAATCCTGCACTCAAACCCTGATCTCCAGTTAAGCCAGCAATAAACGCATTTAGAGTTGGAATGCCTGTGGTATTTAAGAAACCAATAAACTTCTCAACCTGTGGTAATAAAGCAACTCCAAGCGATTCTTTTGCTTCGTCAAATCCTACTTTTAAACGATCAATCTTTCCTTGAAATGTTTCAGCATTTGCAGATGCTGCTCCACCATAAAGATCTGAAAGTTTTTGTTGAACTTCGGTGAATGAAAGGGTTGCCAATTCGCTCTTTGATAATCCAAGACCTAATCTGCCAAGAGCTGTGGTGTTGCCATCTTGCGCACGACCCAAAGCATTTGCAACTGTTTCTAATTCAAGCCCACGACCTTTTGCAATATCTAAAGATAAATTTAATAATCTTTGTGCTTCATCAACATCTTTTGTTGATACGGCTAAGCGTTGGAATGCTGGTCTAAGTTGATCGTCAGCAACGCCGGTTGCAAGTGAGGTCTTGAGGATATACGCCTCAGTAGCCTTTATTTGGTCATCAGTTGCCCCTGTGGCAGTCTTTAATGCAGCAGCTAACCTTAACTGTGCTTGCTCATCTTCTATTGCAGCCTTGACCCCATCAATGGCTAATTTAGTGCCATAAGCAACGGCAGCAGCAGCGGCAACGGCGAATGCAGCAGCAGCCTTCTTTCCAAATTCTGAAATCTTACTTGCGTTTCCTTCAACGGCTTTATCAGCTTCGCCTAGTTTCTTTTTAAGATCATCAACATCAGCAAGGATTGATAATTTAAGCGTGCGATTACCGGTTGCCATTAGACCCATTCCTTAATAATGCGATCAAAACTTGCTTCCCATTTGTTAATCAATTCAGGCTGAATTCTGCGAAGGGTTGGATAGATAAACCATCCCCGACTACCTCTGCCTTGCCGTCCTGAATATGTAGGGAACTGTTTGAACTTATTTGAACCAAACTCAACACCACCCCATAGGGTTTGCGTTGTAGCACCACCTGAAAACTTTTGTCTTGCGAAGCCATAACGGAACTCACCAATTTTGCTTGATTTAGAGATGCTAACGCCATCTGCGACTCTCTCCGCAACCTTGCCAGCCTTTGTTCTAGTCCTAGCTGCTTGTTTAATTTCCTCTGATGCAAAATACGCCAAAGCAGCAGATTGAGTTCTTGCTTCCTCTGTTGCTTGCTCATCCATAAGTTTGAATGCTTTGTAAATATCACGCAAATCATTTTTATTGTATGCGATAGTTTCATTTGCCACTTCTCGCCTCCAATACTTCGATCGCTGTTAATATGTCATCCGCATCAACCCATTCACTCATTGGAATATGAGTTGCAATTGCCAACTCAACCAATAATCTGTTTAGGCTTCCTGCTTTGTGGCTTTTGGGTCTGCATCACCGACTATTACATCGGCTACTGTTTCCATCCAAATATCCATTGGTTTGA